AGCGTCGCTGGCGTCGAGAAGGACTGACAGGCGCACATCAGCAGTGGCAAGACGATCGCGCAGGCGATCCTGATCACGTTGGGCATCGCTCAGCGCTCGGTAATGGGTTTGTTCACTGGCCGCGAGCCGCTGCTCCAACGCCAGACGTTTATCCTGCTCGGCCTGCTGCGCTGCAGCGGCGGTCTGCGTCAGTTGATTGAGGGTTTCGGCGTTTAACCGGGCCTGCTCGGCCAATTGCCGTTCGTAGCGCCACCCCTGAAACTGCCAGGCCGCAGCAAAAGCACCAGCGGCCAGCAATAAGATGCCGATCACTCGCCAGGAGATTGGCATAGCACTGCCCTCGCCCGCGCCCAGATTTCCAGGCGATCCTGCAAGCCGTTCAACCCGCCGTTGATTCGCCGGGTGATGGTGTTGAACTGATCGCGATCGGCCAGTTCATTCAAGCCGTTCTGCTCCCAGAACCATGCCGCGGACTCGGCAGCCCATTGTGGCTGTTCGAGCAATTCGGGCAGGGACAACAGACGTTCATCACCGAACAGGCCAACGCTGCACTGGCGATAGTTGCTGCGACCAGTGATCTGGATCAGTCCGCGACCACGATACTTCTGCCCATCGCCATCGGCCTCCGGAGTATTGCCCAGACGTAAAGCCAAAGTGCCGGTGTCGTATTTGCTCAGGTATTGGTTGTTGCCCAGTTCCCGCACATAGCGCAGTTGCCCGGACTCGTGCCCGACCTGCGCGAGGAACGCCGCGACGCGTTTGGGCGAGTCGATATGACGGCGCGCCATCGCGCTGTTGAGTGCAGAAACAAAAACGCCCGCTTGGGAGCGGGCGTTCGGCATGATGTCGATAAGGTTGCTTTCAGTTATTTGCATAATGCTTGATCCTCCCTGGATATTGCCCCGATTGAATCATGGTTGGCGGCCAATGCCCGTCAGCCATTTTTTTGCCAGAGTTTTCAGCGTGCTGTCCGGTGCAAGTTCTTCGGGCACGTCGAACACCCAACCGAGGGTACCGAAGTGGGCGGTCCAGTCGATTTGCGGTACCGGAGTGATTTCAGTGATGTCGACCCAGAGCAGATCCGGATGAAACATCTCGGCCATATTGCCATCGGTGGAGAACAGCTCGACCACGGTGCTGTTGAAGATGCGTGCGTAGGTTTTCATCAGGCGTACTCGTAGATGATCACAACACCGGGGGCGCCTGCTGCACCCGGTCTGCCCGGCTGGTTGGTGGCGTTAGCAATCCCGCCCGCGCCTGAGCCATAACCTGAACCGGGCGCAGCCACACTCAATGCGACACTGCTCGCATAACCACCACTGCCAAGAGGCGAGTTTGCGCCATGCCCGGCAAGTGTTGATCCGGTGAGGCACATCCCTGGGTTACCGGCCGCACCCGCCGAATTGATAATGTTGCCTCCAGTTGAGGCTTGGCTGGGAAAACCACCCACATACAAGCCGAATCCAGGAAGCGTGAGCGGGGAACTCCAGGGAGAACCTCCACCACCGGTGGCCGAAGCCAGTGAGCCAAGCGAACTTGTTCCACCACTTCCCCCGCCTACGCCAACAGCACCCGCCGCGCCGCCCGCCCCAACCGTAATGATTTGGCTCTGCCCGATCGCGGCAGATGATAACCAGGCTTGTGCGTAGCTACCGGAAGCGCCACCGCCTGTAAGGGAAACCTGGGTAGAGTTCGTCGCACCGATTCCCGAGCTGCCACCACCTCCGCCGACGATGGTGACCAATACGTTCTTCATTCCCACTGACGGCACATAGTTGCCGGATACGGTAAACGTCTTTACCCCCAACAACCGGCCGCTCGCAGCACTACCACCGCTCGCATACACCAGCACCCAACTGTCCAGCGCCGCGCTATACACCACCGAACACACACTGCTGCCGACAATCTCCGCTGGCCGCAACGCACTCAGCCCAAGGCTCAATAGCGGCCGGGGCATCAACCCGTTCGGTGCAAACGTACTCGCCCCGGTATTGGCATTACCGGCAGTAAAGCGCAGCGCCAATCCGTCCTTCAGTGCGGTGACGGCAGGCACATAATTGGCCATGTAGAGATTGGCCGCGCCGATGTCAGTAGCATGTTTGTCTTCACCTGCCTGACTGAGTTTTTTCATCGCTTGCAACAACTGGGTTGCATCGGCTTCGCTCGGCTCAAGGCCGGCGGATTTGACGACGTTCAACAATTCATCGGTAACGCTGTTGCCCCAGGTCGCAGGGATCAACGATCCGGGCAATCCCGCGACGACGTCTTCATTGACGAATTTGCCATTCACCAGCCCGACGCTGGGAACGCTTTTTGGATAGTCCACGTTAGTTCCTCAACTGCCTGTCCGAAGCAAGCCTTCCAGCCAGTCAGGCTCAACTGGTCGGGAAGGTAAACTCGGAAAGTCCGGATCATTCGGCCAATCGCGCAGTGCCTGCCGATACGCCAATAGTTGTTTGAATTCCTCGGAGCGCAAAGTCGTGCCCTCGCCCACTTCCAGTTCTTCGGCATCACGAAACACCAGCCACTGGGTGTTCTGCAGAACGTAGTTGCGCCATGCGCGCTCGTGGCTGGCAAGCGTTGCAGGAGAAATGACGGGGTCGATCAAAACGGGCTGACCACTGGCACTGGCGCTGATGACTTTGCCGCTTGCCTGCCCGGCGAACAGTTCGGCGTATTGCGCCTTGGTGATTTCTACTGCACCTTCAGGTAAGTCCGCGCCGGCTTCTTCGATATGATCGAATCCAAGCGTCTGAGCAAAAAAGTAAATAGCCATGGTTATCTCCCCCAAACCAATACTCGACCCGAAATTCCCGGCGACACTTTCACACCATTGCTATCAATGCTCCTGACCCGCGCAAAAGCCACCGTAGTAGTCGAATTTCCCAAATCGAACCCCCAAACGCTGGTATTCGCGGTAGACCAGCCGATCGGGTTACCTTCATTGGCGATACCCCCCAACACGACGTTAGGAAACCTGATAGGCAACGTTACCCTCATCTCACCGTTTGCATCCGAAGATCCCAACACCCACTGGACGATCAGGCCACTGGGGAGCTTTTGATAACCCGCCGTCTCGAATTGCGCAGCGTACGAGGAGGAATATTTGAGGCTGGCAGTGCCATAAACCACCCACACTCCAGACTCTCTGACAAAGTTCGCACTCTCACCATTGTTCAAAACGATCCACGCCAGATACGCCCCTTGCGGACTGATTTGCGTGCCGGTTTTACTGGCCACCGTGACGGGCGCACTGTTACGGCAATGCAGGCTGATCGTGACGCCGTTCGGCACCGCAGCGGCATCCGGCAGCGTAACGGTGTACGCCGCGTTGCCGCCCAGACCGATCGAGCAGCCGACATCTGCCTGAGTCAATTGGGTGGCGGTGGATATACTGCGAGTACTGGCATAACTGCCCAGCGCCCGTTGCACAAACTCGGACGTTGCTGCCGAGCGCCCAACATCAAACTGCGGCGCGGTCATGAACAATGCCGGGCTGCGCAACGCCGCCAACAACTGATTATTCGACACCTCGTTCGGCGTCATGCCCGCCGCCTGAATGACGTTGAGAATTTCTTGCGTGACGCTGTTGCCCCACGTCGCCGGGATCAGCGAACCGGGTTTTCCGGTAACCGGGTCCTCGTCGACAAACTGGCCATTGACCAGCCCGACACTGGGCACACTCTTGGGATAGTCCAAGGCTTATCTCCTTAATCTGAAAAATTTTTGGCGCGGGTCTCAGCCAATGGGTGCGGCTAACCACGCGGGGACCGAAGGCCGGGAAACTATCGAAGGAAACTGGCTTGAATCAGGCCAGTCGCGCAGTGCCTGACGGTATTCCAGCAACTCCAGATACTGCGCGGCCTTGAGCGTCGTCCCACACCCCAGCGCCTGCTCGTCGCGATGCCGCGTCACCCACCACTCTGTGGCCGACAGGCTGGACTGACGCCAAGTGCGCGCTGCTGCCAAAGGTTCCTGTTCTTCGACGATGGCTTCGGTGGAAACGACCGGATTGTCGACTATCGGCAACGGCGCAATCTCTTGGCGCAGTTCGCCAACGGGCGCGCCGATCTCGATCTGCTTGCCCTCCGGCACCTGCACCATCGTCTCGATGAAAGCGGGGGCAAACAGTTGGGTAATCGAGTAGCCGCCCGTATCGATCAGTTCGACCGCAACACCGTTTTCCACTCGTGCATAACGGGCCATTACTCGTACTCCCAGATTTCACAGAAGGCATTGCCGCCAGCACCGCTGACGACTGAAGCCGAAGGGTTGACCGAGCATGAACCGCTGCCACCAGAGCCACGGCTTCCAGCATTGCCAACCGTATTAGAGCCGGTGAAAGAAGCCCCGCCGTCGAACGGACTCGCAGCCCCACACCCCGAGAGCAGTCCCCAATTGGCGTTACTCATCCCGAATCCTCCGGTGATGCCACGGGCGCTGCAAAGATTGCCCCCGGTGATCGTCCCGCCCACTCCGCCCTGAATGAATCCAGACGATGTAGCCGAAGTCACGATCGCAAGTTTTTGCCCACCACCTCCCCCCGAAACGCTCATGTAGGCGCCGAAAGAAGCGCCACCGCCCGCCATGCCTGTGGAGTTGCTGATTGCACCACCGGCGCCCAGCGAAACGGGTACGCCAGCGAGCATTTGTGCGGTGACGTCATACAGGCTTTCCGCGTAAGCACCGGAGCCACCACCGCCACCAAGAATTTGGTTACCTGCCGGCACAGGCTCACACCCGCCTCCCGAGCCACCCGCCCCCACCAACCTCACACGAATGCGTTTGGCCTTGGGATTGGGCTTGTAAACTGTGATCCCGACCGTCTCGATCTGCCGGACCGCCAGCAGTCGTCCCACCGCATCGATGATGCCGTAGCCACTCAAAGTCGTCGGGGTGTTTCTCAATTTGGTGAAATCGACCATGGCTCCGATCGCCGTTGCCAATTGGTCGGTTTTGGCTTCATCAGGCGTCACCCCGGCAGCCTTGATCGCGTTGAGAATTTCTTGCGTGACGCTGTTGCCCCACGCAGCGGGAATCAACGATCCCGGTGTTCCGGCGAGCGGGTTTTCATCGACGAAGCCGCCGTTGACCAGCCCCACGCCGGGGATACTTTTTGGATAATCCATTGCACTGCTCCCTGTGCTGAATTCAGTTGGCTAAGGATGTGCCGGGTGCGACCGGCCAGGTAATTTCATCGGGGAAACCGGCCTGTTTTTCGATGCGGTTCAGCTCGACGCTGTAGAGCTTCCATTCGATCAGCAGCAGTTGTTCGTCATGGCTGGCATCGCCGATGTCTTCGGCGTATTGCAGGGGCGCGATGCGCAGCACCGCATCGCGAAGCAACGCGTCGCGTTGAACGAGGACGATGCGTTTGCGATCCGCCAGTTGCGCGGCCTCATCGACCTGCCAGGCGTTGCCCAACCAGACGTGAAAGCCACCCGGAAAAGGCAACCGGGTGAAGCCCTCCGGCAATTCGCCAAGCGCGTTCCAGGTTTCCCGAATGCCTGTGTCAGTGCGATAGACATCCCCACGACAATCGATCTGCTGTTGCAACGAACCCTTGTTATAGGCCCAGGCAAACCCCTCAGGCGCAGGGGAGAGTTCGATGCTCAGCGTCACAGCATTGCTTGGCAGTTGCAGACCGATCCCGGGCACCAGCGGAAACTCGACAGGCCCGGTCAATGCACCGCTGTCATCTATCAAATAATTGAACATGTGCACCTCAGATAAATTTGATTCGCGCGGGATAGGCGATGTTTCGCGGTCGGGTTTCGCCAGCGAAATTGCCGATATTGCCGATGTAGGCATCATTGTCGAATGCTGGGTTGGGATAGGTCGTTGCCACCGTTGCTGAAGTCGGTAAAAAATTGACGTTGGTGGTAACGTCCCAGGCGGTATCTGGAATCGCTGGAGCAGGCTTGAATGTCGCCCCGGTTCCCGTCGGCAGATAATGGTTGTGGCTTTGCAAGGCGTGCATTTGCAGACTGCCTATTACACGTCCAGCATCAACGCTTCTGCTCTCACTCAGCACCCGCAAAAACTCACCCCGAATCTCGGGAATTCGAAAGTTCGAAGCGCCATCGCCACTGGTCCAGCCACCTTCTCTGCCCGCTCGGGCCGCTTCGGTCGTCAGTGCCCCGGACGCCTGAGCAAAATCCCACAGCCACGGCCATTCGGCGCGCTTGAACAGATCACCGTTGGGAACGCCATAACCTCCCGGGTTAAGCGTTGTGGTGGTCTCCAAAAACGGGCGTCCCAAGGCGGTATTGTCGAAGCGTCCTATCGGCCACCAGCTCCCGGCTCCGTCACTGCGCAGATGCCACCAGTCACCTCCCCCCATCAACACCAGAAACGGATAACCGCTGGCCGACAAGTAGGTGTGAAAGCGAATCCTGTCGGTGCCGGATGCTTGAACAACGAGGCGATTGCCGCTGTTGTCGACACGACGAAGAATCACATCGCGTACACCCAGAGAAACATCCGCCGGAGGTAAAGTCAGGGTCACGGGGGCGGGGCTGCCATCGATCAAAACAAGTCCGAGTTCCTGCTCAGTCAGTGACTTGGAAGCTGCAAGCCGGGTAATCACCGAGCGCATCGGACTGGCATTACTGACAATCGACTGAATCGCCTTGAATAGCTGGCTGGTATCCGCCTCGGAGGCCACCAACCCACCGCCGCTGATCACACTCAGAATTTCCTGAGTGACACTGTTGCCCCACACCGCCGGAATCAACGATCCCGGCGTACCCGCCACCGGGTTTTCATCAACGAAGCGGCCATCAACCAAGCCGACGCTGGGGACGCTTTTTGGATAATCCATAGGTTGTTCGTTCCTTTGAAATGACAAATGACCGGCGTCGACACGGCGCCTTTTAGGTGCCTGCCCGCGGTCTGTTTTCTGAAAATAAAAAGCCCACATTGAAGTGGGCTTGGGTGACGCTGAACGGAGGCTTTTCGGCTTAGTTGGAAAGGCCGCTGGCCAGCTCGCGAAT